GCAAGGCCGTGGAGGGTGTCGCCTTGCAAGCCGCTGCATTCATTGGCCTGTACCAGGCAATCACCTTTGTCGGTAAAGCGGTCACAGAGCTTGACAATGCTGGGGCAGCAGTTCGCACTCTTGGCACAAATTCCAAGGAGTTAAGTGCTGCCTTGCTTGATCTTTCAATCGAGCTAAAGAGCAACGTAAGCCAAGGTGAATTACTAAAGTCTTCATACGATATAGTTTCGAGTGGGTTTACTAAAACATCAGAAGTCACCGATATTCTCAGGGCTTCCGTTTTGGGTGCGACGGGAGGCTTTGCCGAGCTTGGCGACGTTACGAAAACCGTTTCAGGCATTATCAACGCCTATGGGTTGACATCGAAAGACGCTCAAGGAATTGTCGACACCCTTGTGCAAACCCAAAACGATGGTGTCATCACTGTTAGACAGCTAAGCGACAATATAGGAAATGTTGCGTCTATTGCAGCTGCAGCAGGGATACCATTTAAGGAATTGAGTGCTGCAATTTCAACGGCAACCCTAAAAGGTGTCCCGGTTGAGCAGACATTTACGGGACTGCGCCAGGCAATCACGTCAATTTTGAAACCGAGTGAAGAGGCCAAAAGCCTTGCAAAGCAACTGGGTCTTAGTTTTGACCTGGCATCGCTCAAGGCCCGTGGTTTTGGTGGCTTCCTTGCAGACGTGCAGACCAAGACAGGAGGGGCAGCCGATAAGATTGCTATTTTGTTGGGTTCTGTTGAAGCTCAGACAGCAATTCAACCCCTGTTAAATGACCAGCTGAAAACATACAATCAACAGCTAGATAATCAAAATCAAAAGAGTGGCCAGGCAGCAGAAGCAAGCAAAATTGCAACAGAAACCATAGCCAGCGGCTTCAACCAGGTTGTCAACGCCACTAAGAACCTTGTCGGGACAGTCAACACGGCACTTCCAGGAGCGTCAGGTGAGTTCAGCAAGCTCGCCAAGGTTATTGAGGTTGGAACGAGGTTGTTCGTGGCCGCAGGGCCAACTATTGGCAAGGCATTAAAGCAAGCGTTTAACCCATTGTCAGCAATTTCTGATAATCCTATATTCGAAAAGCTAGTAAATGCAAGCCTTGATTCACTATTGAAGCTGGGCGGCGGCAGTAAGCAGGTTACGACTGAACTTGACAAGCAAAATCAAACACAAGCACAAATTAACGCCAAGCAAAAAGAAAGGGAAGCTATCGAAGGGCAAATCCTTGGTAACAAACGAAGCCAGAATCTAGAGGATCAAACCGCCAATCAAAACGCGCAAAAACTCCTAGAGGCCTATGGCAACATTGCTAAAACTCAGGTTGATGGTCAGGTAAAAGTCAGCCAGGCAGGTATCAACCTTGGCCAGGCGCTAATCAGCCTGGAAGAATCGCGGTTTGGCATCGTTAGAAGCTACAACCAGTATCAAATAGATCAAGCTCAAAAACGTGGTGCAAGTGAGAGGCAACTGCGGGAGCTTGAGCAGCAAGGTCGAGGCATTGAGATTGCAGCGCTTACATTTAAGTATAACGCACTCCTTCAGCAGCAGACCCTACAAAGGAACCTGTTATCTCTTCAACAGCAGCAAGCCACGCTGGAAGCAAATCTAGCGTCTAGAACAGCAGGGTTAGAAGTAAAAAAAGCCGAACTGAACCTGCAAGCGGCCTTGCTTTCAGGTGATGCGGTAGCAAAGCAAAAGGCAGAAATTGAGCTTGAGATTGCCAAGGCGGGCCTTGAGGTGCAAAATTCCAAGCTTGACATCTTGACCCAGATACAGCCGATTGAACGGCAGATAACCGACGCGACTAGCGAGACAGCTCAAAACCAGATCAAATCCGAAGCTGCCGCCAAGGGCCTGGCCCTGGCCGCCGATGGCACGTTCAAGGCCGTCAAGGATGCCTCCAACGAGTTCAGGAGCCTTGGTGACTCCCTGAAGGTTCCCCTCAACCAACAGGGTTCGTTTGCTGAGCTGGCCAGGGAAGTCGGCCTCACCGTGAAGGACACTGGCAAGGGCTATTTCGATATCGGGCAGGCATTAAGCAAGTCCAGCGCCCCAGCGGCGAACGACATCAAAGACAGCATGGGGATCGCCTCCAGGGCCACGGCACTGGCCAAGGCGCAGGCGGGGGGACTGGCCAGCAACATGGACAGCGCAGCCCAGGCCGCCGCGAGCTTTTACACCTCCCTGGCCAAGGCCTCTGGCCTCCCCGAGGCTCGCTTCACCGGTGGCCCGGTCGCCGCCGGCCAGACCTATCGCGTCAACGACGGTCCCAGCGGGATGAGCCTTGGGCAGGAAGCCTTCCTATCGGCATCGGGGGCCCTGTCCCTGATCAACCGCCCCATGAACAGCCTCTGGACAGCCCCATCACGAGGCACCGTGATCCCGGCGAGCGTGACCAGTCGCCTCAAGGGTGCCGGTGTCCTCGGTGGTGGTGCCGGCGTGCTGCGTGGCCCGGATCCAGCGATGGCCCATCTCAGCCTGGCGGTCGGAAACCTGAGCCAGGAAGTTGCCGAACTGAGGCGCAAGGCGTGGAATGTTTCGGTCGGTGTTCGAGGCGATGGATCCGGCCTGAAGCTGGCGCAGACCATGGCGCGGATGCGTTGAGGGTGCCCTGATGGCCCTTCAGCTCAGCTATGGCGGCTCGACCCTGACGCTGCGATACCTGCAGGCGCAGCCGATCGGTTATGCCGAGGCTGAGACTGAACAGGGTCTGGTGGCGCGGCGGTTCACCGTGGCGGGCCTCTGCACCCCGGCCCAGTGGGTGACGTGCTGCAGCTTGTTTGATGCGTGGCAGGCGGCCAAGATCACCGAAGCTCCAACCCTGGCCAGCCGGGCGGTGGGGGCCACCGTGGCGCTGACCTGCGCGGCCCATGGCCGGAGCGTCACCAGCCTGGCGTGCTGGTTCACCGGCGCCCCAGCGGGCGAGACGGTCGAGGGTGGGGCATGGGTGAAGGTGTCTTTCTCCCTGATCGATGCGGCCCAACAGCTGACGGTGCTGCTGAGGCAAAACGAGAAGAGCCGCCTGGGGGGCGATGCGTTCACCCCTGCCTACGGGACCATCACCCTGGGAGCCACGACGCTGGCCCTGCTGGAGCAGCCGGAGGGCTATGAAGATGGCCCCAGCCTGGAGCCCACCTCCACTGGTGGCTTCGTGGCTCGGGGCCCCCTGGTGGTGAGCGAGGTGCGCAACGTCAAGGGCGTCACCGATGCCAACGGCTGGGCGGCGGTTCAGTCCTGGTTCAAGACCACCATCGCGGCCCGACCGGGTGCCTCGGACTTTTGGCCGGTGGGTGAGCTGGGCCTGGAGCGGGACAAGATCGTGTCAAGCGGGGCAGTAGTTGAGCGCTTCATCGTGTCGGTGAAGCTCAAGCGGAGGGCTGCCTGATGCCGGCCGGCGTGATCGATGTCAGGGCCCAGGTCTTCAGCAACCTGGGGCCCGTGATCAGCGGACAGCTCTCGGATGATCCGGTGGCGCCAGGGGTGGGCCTGCTGCGCACCCAGGGTGAGGTGGTGATCAATGGCCTCATCCAGCCTGCCCGTGGCACCGAGATCAAGCTGGGGGTCCGCCTGCCCGACGGCAACGTGACGCGGTTCCCCAGGCGCCTGCGGGTGCTCAAAGCCGAGAGCGACCCGATCAACAACGAGACCATGTTGACGGTGGGCTGCCTACTGGCCCTGCGGTGGGACTTCGTGCAACCAGCGGCCTTCTTTGCCGCCAACGATCCCCCATGGTCCAACGTGGACACGGCGGCAGGGTCGGCGCCGATCGTCTCGTTCCTGCAAAACGTGGTGGTGTTCTGCCTTGCCAACTGCTCGATCGTTCAAGCCAGTGGCAACCCTGCTATTCCCGGCGTCAAGGCTGTAGAGAAAATCGACGTATCAAATGGATACCTAAACATCGCCAGCACAATTATCGCTGAAGCTGGTCTCTACGGCTTTATTGATGCCAACGAAAAGTTGCGGTTGCGCAGTGTGCTGTTCCCCAGGACCAAGGGGCCTCTGCTGACGGTCAACGACACGATCACCAACGATTCAATCGGGAACGCCTCACCGCCAGAGCGGATCACGATCGGTTACGGCCAGGCAGTGCTGCCGACGGTTGAGACACCAGCCAACTACCAGCCCCAAAACCCGACTGACAAGCCCTACAACTGGCCCCCATACGATCCCTACAATCCAGCCGATCCTACGCCTCCATACGATCCAGAGCGCGACCCCGAACGAAGTTGGACCTATCAGAAAACGATCAGCCCTGCTGAAACGTTCATAACTGACTATCGAGTCAAGGTAGGTGATTCCTACCAGACGAAAACCGATCAGGTGACCTTTGCTTCCACGTCGGAGGTAGTTACTCAGTATGTGCCGCTTACCTATACAGACAAGGACGGCAAAGAGCAAAGCCAGGACGTTGTATTTAGCACCATTTCGACGACGACCACATGTGTAGCGGCAGCCAATCCGACCCGGTGGAAGTCCAAGCTTGAGGCCGGAAGCCCTGCCTATCCAGGCACGGCCTTGACAAAGCAAACCGAAACTTACAACAAATACACAATCACCGAAGATGGCCCAGTAGAAAGTGAGGTCACAACGTTTGAGTATGAGCCCAGGATTGCCTTTGCCGGTGGCTTGGCGATTGAAAATTACAAGAACATTGACCTTGGTACTGGCAATATCTTAGCCCGTAAAACAATCGTTCAAAAAGAGCAAAATAAAACGGCTGATTTAACGCTTCAAGCCACGACTTTCTATCAAGCCTGGGGAACCACATCAGGTGGAAAAACCGCTGCATCCGTGCTTGCAGCTGCCTTAAAAAAAGCAAGCGACGCGGATCGGATCAGTGGCACCTACAAACTGGTCGATCGTATGGCGGCACTAATTTGTGTCGGGGTTGAAAAGACCATCAACCTCGGTCGCGGCGTTGCTCCCGTGATCCCCAGCAATCTGAAGCAGCAGAACGACAGACTAAAAAGGCTGCAGGATGATCTAAAGCTTAATGGTGGCTGGGAAAAAACGGATTCAAATGACAGTCAGAGGAATGGCGAAAAATCCAAGAGTCAAATCATCACGCTTCTGTTTGGTTCTGACTGGACACTTAAGACCGATCGGTTTGATATGCAATATGCCCCAGATAGTTACATGGCCCCTGCGGATATAACTGTAAGCAATGGCACCGGATTACGTCACTACCACGTTCCAAGCGTCACAGCCGCTTACTACTACGGGAGGGTGGTCCAAGCCATCCTCTCTGGCATGGCCCACGGCAAAAGCATCACCACCGAGTTGCGCAACCTGCCCAGCGAACCCATGGGCACCCTCTACCTGGAGGCGGCCGGCACCATCGGCAGGTTCCGCGCCAATGGCACAACCTTTGCCTTTGACTCCCAGGGGCTGATTGCTGGCTGTGACGCCATGCTCGATGGCGGTGCTGGCCTACTGGCCGGTGCCAGTGGTGCCGACTGGTTCCCCCTGGAGGTGCCAGCGGCAAACCTGCCGACGATCACCCCGGCGACCAACAGCAGCCCGGCCCTGGCCAACACGATCACAACCCCAAGCGGGTTTGACCCTGCGGCGCCTGGAAGCGTCTGGACCAGCCTGGGAACGGCCGGTGTTGAGGGCGATGTCTATGCGGCCGAGCTGACGGTGGCCAGCACGGTCAAGGCCCTTTCGGAGACGGTGCAACGTGAAAGCGTGAGCCGATCGCTGACCTGGCTGCTGGACGCCCCCTACAACGCGACGCCGGTCACCGTTTCGCTGGTGAGCGTGGCGACTTCCTACGGGACTTTTTCCGCGTTCACGGCCACCACCGCCCCTGGCGTTGCCTGGGTCACGACGGTCACCCTGTTTGAGCCTGGGACCAGACGGGACGGGCGTGGGTACAACGACGGCGTGGCCTGGGTCACAACTGACACCACGTTCACGCCAGGCGGCAGGACCAACGGGCCCAACAACGGCGTGGCATGGGTCACACCATCGACCGTGTTCACGCCAGGGGCCCGGTTCAATGGTGTGGGGCTGAACCTGGGTGTTCAGTGGGTGACGGCTTCCACCACCTTCACGCCTGGAAGTCGCTCCGTTGGCACGCCATGGGTGCCAACCGCTTTGGATCTGTGGTACGAAAATCCAACGAGCGGCGCTTCTTGGGTTGATAAATCTCACAGTCGCGCCTTGGTGCAAACCACAACAAGCCAGCAACCAACCCTCAACACATCTGCTCTTAATGGACTGCCGGGCCTGGTATTTGATGGAGTTAATGATGTCATGGTCTGCTCTGATGCTGGGGCAAACGGGGTTGCTAATTTCTCAATGTTCCTAGTGATAAAATATCTTTCAATATCCACAGCCGAAAATGGCGATGATCTGATAGCGGGAATTGGAGGCGGCAATAATAATGGCTCAAATAGATACGCTTTCAGAAGTGCTGCTAATGGTGGTAATAATCAAGGATTTAACACACTTAAAGATGGGTTAAATGGCAGTGGAAACGTTGGCTCCTCTAGCGGCATAAACTGTGACGCGGGCGGTTCTTTCCATATTTGGTCGTTTGTTCAAAGCGGAACTAGTGTCATCATTGCGCGTGATGGTGTTTCGCAATCATTCACAATGAGCCAATCTCAGCTGGCGGTTTCGACACCAGAGGCGATGTTGGGCGCATATTTGGGCGTTGCGTGGTTTGCCAATATCTCTGTCTGCGCGTGGCTGGCTGAGTATCGGGCTGTTAGCTCCGCTGACCAGCAACGATATGAAGGCCTTCTGGCTGACACCTACTGGCGCAAACAGGGTGCAGCTGTGCCACTGCTCAGTAGCCACCCCTACTACGCCGGGGTGCCAACGACCTAGCCAACTACTGACTGAATCGTTTTCCAGTAACGGGAAAGCTGAGCCGTAAGGCTTGAGTTGGAATGGCGTCCATCATCTATGACAGCTTCGCGGCTGACGTGTTTGCGGGCAACTGCAACACCACGCACAGCTACAAGGCGATGCTGGTCACCTCGGCCTACACCGAGGACAGGGGGGCCCACAGCAAGCGATCCTCCATCACCAACGAGGTCACGGGGACCGGTTACACCGCCGGTGGGGCAGCGGTGACGCTGAGCGCTGCGGTAAACACCACGACCCACGAGCTGCTCCTGACGATCGGCGCAGTGAACTGGCCCGCATCCACCATCACGGCGCGAAAGATGGTCATCTACCGGGCCAGAGGTGGTGCATCCTCTGTTGATGAGCTGGTCTGCTGCGTGGATAACGGTGCCGACCTGGTGAGCAGCGCCAGCACGATGACCTGGAATGGTGGCGGCAGCACCTGGAAGATCCCGCTATCAGCCCCGGCCTAAGGGCACGCTGGAAAGCTCCGATAAGCGCTGGCTCCCATGGAAGTATTGATCTCGCCCGATGCGCTGGGTAAGCAGGCGCAACTAGCCTATGAGGGCAAGACCTACCGAATGTTCCTGGCCTACCGCAATGGCGTGGAGCTGTCGCAGTCCAGCCTGATGACCGCTTGGAGCGCCGTGAAGTTGGCGGCGGGCAATGGGTATGCCGAGGTCACCGGCACAATCGGGGCGGGTGCCTGGAACAGCGGAAATGCCAGGTATGAGCTGCCGGCATTCACCATGGGGCTGACTGCCACAGGCGCCGGCTTCACGTTTGATGCCGTCGTCCTCCAGGTGGACAACCGCACCTATCCCGATCGGGTGGTCCTGCTGCCAGGGCCGGAGACGCTGCAGTCTGGGCAGAGCAAGACCTATGTCATCCTGGCGGCCCAGGGATGAGCCTGATTGTTGACATCAATCCGGTGCCGTGGGAGATCCTGGAGCTGGTCAAGGCCAGGATCCTCAAGAACCGGGCGAAGCGACAGCCACAGGAGCAACTGGGAGAACTGAAGCGGGCGATGAGCCTTCGGCATGGGCCGCTGTCGCGGAAGCGCAGGGAGGAGGAGCCAAGTTTTGTGGGTCAAAGCAACACTCCTTATTTTGCTTTTTTAATTGGCGGAAATCCAAGGTTTATTGGATTTAAAACAACAGTAAAGCCTGGATACGAAAATTCTCCACCTGGAGAATTACAGTTATATGATTATCAGGTAATCTATGATTTTCCAGGGAGTGTAACGTTTAAGCTAGGTGAAGTCGCTCTTGGAGACATTGTTCCGCCTGTTGCTGCCAATACATGGATAGCATATTTATTTATTTGGTCAGGCAACGACGAAGCCCAAAAAGACTTAATCAACAGTGAAAAAACATTTATTTCTGGCAAATACTCTGTTCAAGAATTTGTACGAATGAATCCACTTGGAAGCGCACCAAGCTACAGAGAAATTACTGCTGTATTTGATTGGAAAATAATCATCATTGACAAAAATAAATTACCAGAACCAGGGCCTGGCGATAGATTAAGGCTAGAATTTTTTCCTTTACAGGCTAATAACAGCATTAACGAAGGTCAAAATCTGAATTTTTGTGCTGGTTATTACGAAAAAGACAAGCCTGTGTACAAGGTTTTCGGATCTACACCAAAACAACCAATAACTTCCATTTTGGAATATCCAATAGATCCTGATCAAAATCCCATCTTCTAGCCGGCGGATCATGTCTTCAGCAGCTAACGCCCCCCTCCCAGCATCCTTTGAAACCCTGCTGGAGACGGTGCAAACCCGTCAGCTGGCCAACCGCATGGCAGCCGCCGAACGCGAGCAGGAGCGGCGCCAAAGACCTAAGCCACGGGGCTGTTGTTGATTCGGAAAGCTCCGAGGTAGTTCGCGGGCGTGATGCCCCGAAGCATGAAGAATCGATGGTTGCTCCAGGGCCCTGAAGCTGGCAGCGAGGGCGGTGATGGAATTGGCGGAGGCGCAGGGTCAACCACTGGCGTTCCCAGCTCTACCACCGCTGGCGAGGGCGAGGGCGACGACCTCTCCCGCGTGCGCCATGCCCTTGACCGCGAGCGGAACGTCAACCGGGAAAAGGATCGCCGGCTGGGGGCCCTGGAGGCGCAACTGAAGGAGCTGACCACCACGAACCCCGACGCGGTGCGGGCTGCTGAGGCCAAAGCGCAGCAGGCCCTGCAAGAGCGGCAGTTGATCGAAGAGCGCTCCCGCCTGGAGCGCGAGCAGATCGAAGCCAAGTATTCCCAGCAGCTCCAGCAGGCCAACACCGAACTACAGGCCGAACGAGAGGCCCGCCAGCGCGAGCTGGTCCGTGTCCATGCCGAGAAGGCCTTCATCGGCGCCAAGGGCTCCATGGTGGCCAGCACCATCGACGGTTCCACACCGTTTGATTCGGTGTGGGCACGCTTTGGCGACCACTTCCGCATCGAAAACGGGGCCCTGGTGGTGGTGGATGCCGCAGGCAACCCTGAGATTGACAGTGAGACCGGTAGGCGGTTTGAACCCACCAAATGGCTGGGTCGCCTGCAATCCGATCCGGTGTGGGGCCGCAACTTTGAGCCCGCCATGGGCAGCGGCAGCGGGGCCCGCAGCAGCCGTGATGGCCGCGTCTCCGTTGGCAAGGACCTGATGGCCCAGCCCCTCGGCTCCCTCTTTGCCGACGCCTTCGGTGGAGCGGCTTAGGAAGCCGGGAAATATCGAACAGCAGGGACTGGCAGAGGGCGTGACGCCAATGCTGGTCCCAAATCAATCAGCTAGGCGTGAGGCCCTGCGGTGAATTTTCCGGCGTGATGCCACCCCCCTCTGACCTTCACCTGAATTTTCCCCATGGGATTAACCATTCTGGAAGCCGCCAAGCTGGAGGACAATCTCCAACGGGTGGCCATTACCCGCGCACTTGCGGAAAGCGAAATGATCCGCATTCTCCCATTCAAGAATGTAACGGGAGGCCTAGATTATGCCGAAGAAGCTGAGCTGCCCTCTGTTGGCTTCCGTGCGTATAACGAGACTTACGACGAAAGCTACGGCGTCATTAACCCGCAATATGAACGTCTCAAGTTCATGGGGGGTGATATTGACGTTGATATGCAACGCATCAAGAACTTTGGCGGTGAAAGCAAGGCTCAGCAAATCGAAGCAAAGACGCGATCCATCCGTCTGACCTTTGAAGACAACATGATCAACGGAGATGAATCCGTTGATCCTCGCGCTTTTGATGGCCTTAAGACCCGTATCAATCTTGGCAGCTCTCAAGCTGTCAACGCCAACGGTGCTCTTTCCCTGTCAGTTCTTGACGAATTGATTGATGCGGTCGATGGAGACACCAAGGTGCTCCACATGAACAAGGCAATGCGGCGCCGCCTTACTGCTGCAAGCCGGAACACCAGTCTTGGAGGGTTTATCACATTCTCCCAAGACGAGTTCGGCAAAAGGGCAACTTACTACAACGAATGTCGCATCGTTGTAACCGACACCAACGCTCAAAACGTCCAAATCCAGGGGTTCACCGAATCCGGCAGCAGCACCAGTATTTACTGTGTTGCTTACGGTGACATGCAAACCACCGGAATCCAGGGTCCGCGTACCGATGGAACCTTTGGCATTGATGTCAAGGAGTTTGGCGAAGTGCCGGATGCCCCCGTTGATCGCACTCGGATTGACTGGTCCATCGGTCTGGCAATTATGAACGGCCGCTCTGCCGCCAGGTGCTACGGAATCACCAACGCAGCTGTCGTTGCCTGATTGTCATTTTGCTCATTTTGCCCATTCTCTGAGGAACTGAATCCATGTCTCGCGCTACTGGACTTACCCCCCGAAGGGGCTATCAAGTCGACGCCGAAACCATCCTGCTTGGTGCCGTCAAGGCCGGCGCCCGTGGCCGTGCCGCTGAAACCCGTACGGGTGCCGCTCGCCTACTCATCACCAACCTGGCCGCCCAGGATGAGTGGAAGCTGGTCGCCGCCGGTGGCTCTGGTGCCTCTGGTGGCTACATCTTCCAGGCTGCCCATGTGGCCGAAGGCGCCGCCCTCAGCTCCGCCTCCACCTATGCGAACATCGGTGTGGTGACCGTCACCGCCGGTCAAATCAACGAGGTTGCCGTCAGCGGCAAGCAGATCCGCGAGGCCGTCAAGGTTGCCGGTTCGCTGACCGGTGATGTTCGGGTAAATGCCATCCGGCTCCGTCCTGGCACCGGCACGCTGAGCATCAGCAACGTGGCCCTAACCTCCAACGTGGCCACGATCACCCTGTCCGCTGCCCACACGATGTTGGTCGGTGAGATCGTCACTGTGGGTTGCAGCAACCCGCTGGTGAATGGCACCTTCAC